TACGTGTAGCCGGACTGGTTGCTGTACGCCTTGATTTGAGGCGCAGTTAGCGACACCGTTGCGGCGGTCTGGACGCTTTCAAAAAGCTCTGCGCCTGTCAGCGCAGTTCCCGGCGTCATCCCCGAGATTTTTACGTTAGCCACTTACGTGTCTCCTACCTTAACGGTCTCAGGCGTAGCTCTTAACCATCTCTAGGGTGAGCGTGTACGTGTCGCCTAGGCTAAAGTCGGCAGTTGAGAACTGAATGATACCCGTGCTACCGGCCCCGCCGTTATTCCACAGACCGCCTATGTCGCGATAATCTAAAGTCTGATTGGTGTTTTGCGGTATCGCCATTATCAGCACGTCGGTGGTGGCGTCCCAGAACAGCAGCACCTGCATGCCGTGCGTGGTAACCCAGATTTTCGTAAGGGTGACAGCGGAGCACGCCTTGCCACGGCTGTTAGGCAGCAGGCTGGACGGCGTCACCTTGCTGACTTTGGTTTCACCCGTGCCATCAGAAATATTGGTGAACTTCATGATGGCCAAACGCTCGCCATCAAGAAGCGTTTGAGAAGCAACTGCGTCGGCCATGATACTTCCTCTAAAAGCGGGGACGATCCGAAGACCGTCCCCCTAGCCTTAGTCTTGAGACGTGGTCTGAACGTAGCGGAAAGTTACCCGAACCGAGCCCGTTGTCGGTTGACCGACGGAGGTTACGGTTGCTACGGCAGTACCCGATACGCTTGACGTACCAATGTTGGCCATAGCCAGCAATTGGGCCGCAGTTAGCGTGGGAGCAATCCGACCCGCCACCTTGACGTTGACGCCGCTCATGTAGGTCGTCGCGCCCGTAGACGTTCCAACCGAAAGCGTGGCGCTGGTGGCGCTGTTATACGCCGTGAGCACGTCGACCAGAATGTCGGAAATCTGCGAATTAAGCGGCAGATATACGGTGGCGTTCTGAACAAGCGTGGCATCGAACGTAAGCAGCACGGTCTGCGAGAGAATTGCCTGACCGATATTTGGGCCTCCCGTAACCCCGGCGTTCTTGTCGCCGGAGGCCAGTGGGCCGCTCCAAGTGGTTTGTGCCATTTGAGGTTCCCCTTTCAAGAGAGGGTTGGGGGCATAATGCCCCCAACCACGTTAGATACCGGGGGTGCCGTAAAGGCTGCGCCAGTCGGTCCAACCGAACGCATAACGCTCGGTGGCCTTGTAACGCATGCTGTCCGTCTCAAAATCGCCTTCCATGGACTTTTCGAGCCCACGACGCTTGGCGAGCTTGAGGCCCTCTGGCGCATCCGTCTGAATCCACCAAGCGGTGGTCGAGGTGATACGCGACAGGTTGGCTTGGCCATCTCCGAGCAATCCCATCGAATTTACAGGATTAATATCGTTATTTGCCGTGCCAGCCCGCAGGACGGACTTGAGCAGCACTTCACCTTGGAACACATTTGACGGACCCAGAACCAGCTTCTTCGGGGTCAGGCGGATGCGCTTGCCGTTGTTGTCCGCCGCGTTGCGGACCTGAATGAGCAGTTGCTCAAGCGAGGTCTGCGAGAGGTTGGCGGCGGTAGCCAGCAGGTTGGACTGCGTGCCACTGACAACCGGGTGTGTACTGGCCACCAGTTGCACGCCGTCGCCGCCCGTGTAGGCGGAGTTGAACGCACGGTTGAGGACGTTGGCACCAAGGGTTTCCTTGGTCTCAACCAGCGACTGGGCGAGGTGACGCGCATAGGTTTGGCCAATGCGAATGTGATCGCCGTCTTCCACCAGCACTTTGGTCAGGGCGAAAGCCAGACCGTAGACGCGGTAGATGTAACGCTGGATGAACAGCACGCCACCTGAGTTGTAGGTGACGGGCATGCCGTCGGGCAGCTCGGGAGCAGCGCCGAAGCCGAACAGCACAGGCTCTTCGTGGTAGTTGCGCGGGATACCCGTGAACTCCTTGAAGACCTGCGACCACTCGTCTGCACGCTGGTCATAGATACCGTTGAACTCTTCGTTCAAGATCGGCTCGACAATGGACCTAAAGTCCGTTGAACGCATAGGAGAAGCCATGGTTCAAACCCTCCCTAGTAACCGGCCACATCGGCGACATTTTGGTGTTCGCTGATCTGGACCTGAACGATTGGGAATGCATCGCCAAAAGCGTTATCTGGACCGGGGGTGAGCCCGATCAGGCGCATACTGGCGTTTGCGGCGGTGGTGGAGACACCCAGCATCATGGCGCTAAGGCCCGTGGTGGAGTTTCCGGCAGTGATGGTCGTGAAGTCATACTGCGAACCAATATCGGTCACGGCCAAGGTAGCATCTGCTTGGATTTCGTAAACGATAGAGGGGTCCAGCGTGGCATAGGCCACGATGTCCGTAGCCGCCGTAGACGCCGTCCACTTGTTGGACACCCGACGACGACCATCGGTATCGGTGAACTCGACGCCTTGGAAGGTGCCGATAAACCGGTTGCCGACAGCGGCGGCTTCAAGCGTGCCATTGGTGCCGATCTTGACCGGTTGGTTCTGGAAAATGTTCGACGCGTATCCCGTAAGGCAGGTGTAGGCGGTAGGACGCACCACACCGCTTGGGCTGTAGTCGGGACGCAGGCCGAACGGGGTTGAAGACGCAGCCATTGTCTCACCTCGAAAAGCTAAAGGATGCGCGCTAGTCCGTGAAGACGCCACGCGCGGGGTTGGATTGACGCAACTCCGACAGTCCATCGCCCTCGGTCACAGTGCTTCCTGATCGCATCAGTTGCTCACGAATAGCATCTGACTGATCTGCGAGAGATTGCTCCTCGCGGAGGGGTGCATCGTGGTGAGCCTCCTGCATGAACCGCTGATAGAGGCTCATGGGCAGCTTAAACGCGAGCATCTCATTGACGGCAATAAACCCGCTCCATTCACCCGTTTTTAGCGTGGCGTACTGCATGCCCGGAACTTCTTCCGGTTTTACAGGTTCGTAGCCAAGCTGCATCCGACGGTGGATGGGGTCTCGCGTGTTCGTCGTCGTCAACCAACATAAGTGATAGCCGGGTAGATTTGGCAGATCGGGTAGCGCGTCGTTAAACAAGGCTTGTTGGAACATCTGCAGCCTATCGTCATCGCTTATATCCCGGCGTTCCGTGACAGCGCGGTCACTCATCGCACGGGAGCCTCGACCGGCACCCAGTTCCTTTTTAAGACGTTCGTCCATGTCCATAAGCTGCACTCCTTTTAGCGCGGCGGGTTACGGTCGTAGGCTTGATACGCCTTAAGCATTTGAGCCCGGCGAACCGGATCATCCCAAACACCAGCGTCGATCATAGCCTGTTTTCTATCGGGTGTCACGAACACTGCTTTTTTAGTGCTCGGAGGCACATGTTCGCGAGAAGTTCCCATGGGCGGAGCCCGTTTCCGATCTCTTGAGGGCGGCGTATCGTCCGTGTTGATGCGGGCCGAGACGCGCCGAGTAAGCTCCTCCCAGTACGCTACTGAGGCGGGGTTGTAACCCTCCGCCACCAACCAAGTGTCAATGGCATTGGTGACGGCGCTGTCCTCGTTTGACCCGCGAGGGTCGTACCAAGGGTTGGCCTCCATCCACTGCTGGCCGAGGGACGTGACGCGGGGGTCCACGGGCGCGGGTTGAGTGCGCGCCTGCTCAATCTGCGTTTTGGCAGAATAGAGCTGCGCCTCCCGAGCCCTGGCCTCGTCGCGCATCCGCATGGCAACGGCGACGTCGTCACCGTTCCCCGCCTCAACGGCGCGGGCAATGATGGTCTCGGCTTGTTGCACCTCACGCTGGGTGTCCGACAGACGCTGGTCGAGCTGGGCGTTGTTATAACTGAGGGCATTGCCCTCGACCGCCGCAAGACGCCGCGCCATGTCCTCGTTCTGCTGGCGCAGGAACTGCAGTTCCTGCAGCGTCTTCTCTTTTGCCTGCTTTACGACCTGTCGGCGCTTGATCCGCTTTTTGCGGTTTGGGTTGCCGTCGTCCTCGTCCTCTTCATCGCCAGAGACGAGGCGTTCATCCTCGTCATCTGCGTCAGCGCTGTCGTCGACATCAGTATCATCTTCAGCATTGATCTGCTCCGGGGGCGGGATCGTATCCGTCTCTACGATGATGAGTTCGTCGTCGTCCGTCTCAGAAAGTGTGTCTGCTGCCATGACCGGCTCCTTTCAGCCTTATAGGAAGGCTTTGATGGCCAGCGGATCGCCGGTCACCTTGCCCACTAGGTCGAGATCATTGAAAATTACGAAAAGGGCTTCGTCGCCGGTATCCGCCAAGACGGTCCAGCGATCCCCGCCGTATTTCGGCACGCGCACGTAGTCGCCCTCCACGGCCCACGAGCCTTCAGGCCACGAGGTCATGGTGTTGCGGTTCTTGAAGGCTAGCTCGCCGACGGCGACCACCTTGGCGACTTGGGTGTTGTACTTCTCCGTCTCGCGGACGTCGTCCGTGAGCAGGATGCCACCCTTTGTGACTTTCTTGGGCGTCTTGAGCTGGATCAAAATGCGCGAGCCGAAGGGCATGACCCCCGGATCGCACGAGGGAAACGCCTCGTCCAAACTCTCGTATTTAAAGGTTACGTTGTTAGCAAACTCGTTCATTTGTGCTCCTCAGAAGTCGTATTCTTTCCGCTCCCTGTCAGCCACCATGCTCACGATGACGTCTTTGGCGTGCTCCAGCCCTGCGTACATCCCGACAGTGCGGCCATACTCGAAGGCATCGCGGTCTTGGGGCTGCTGGAGCGCATTTTTTGCAAGAGAGGCCTGCGCCTCCTCCAGCAGCCGCAAGATTTGATCAATCGTCATGCGCAGTTTTTAGAGCCGCGCTTGCCCAAAGTTGACGTGTTAGACATCAGCATCTTGCGCGTGGCCTCATACGTGGCGGGCGAGGCCATCTGGTGGTGCAGCGGGACGGCTTGCGGGGGCAGTTTGGTCTTTCCGTGCATAATCGTTCTCCTTAAGGGTTCGTGTTTGTAGAGACGTCGGCGTTTTGCAGTTCTAAAAGCGCCAACTCCTTGGCCGTCTGGTTGTCGGCGTTGTTCATGGCGACGCGAGCCTGAAGGTCGGCCAGCGTTCGCATCATCTCCGCTTGCTGCGCAAGACGCGCGGCCTCGGCGTCCGCCTGTATCTTGAGCTGCGCCATCTGCAGCTTGGCCTGCTCGGTCTGCGCCGACGTCGCCTGCGCGACTTGCGCCTGCTGCGCCGAGGTCTGGTCTTGCGTCTGCTGCAGTTGCAGCTTGGCCTGCTCTAGCTGGGCCTGGGTCTGACTATCGACCTGCTGCATCTGCAGCTTGGCCTGCTCGGTCTGCATCTGGAGCTGTAGGCGCTGCACGTCGAGTTGCGCCGCTTGCGCCGCTGTCTGCGCGCGGATTTGCGCGTCGGCCTGACCCGTTTGCGCCTCCAGTTGCAGGCGCTGCGTGGCGACCTGTGCCTTCTGCTGCTCGACCCGCTCACGCATCTGGATGTCGGCCATGGCGGCTTGTGCGGCGGGGTCCATCGGAGGCGGCGGCGTCAGCTTCTGCACCATCTCGATGATCTGCTTGATAACCGGCGGCAGTGACGCCAGCGCCGTGTCCGCCATCAGGACGACGTTCAGAGACGCCTCTGCCGAGACCCGATCCAGAGCCTGCTTCTCTTCGTCGGTCTTGGTTTCACGTAGCTGCTCGTCCAGCCTGCCGTCCGCCGCCTCGTTCGTCGTCTTGTACACCTCCGAGGCGTACCAGAAGGCGATGTGCTCCTTGAGGTGCGTGAGCAAGACGGGCAGCGTCGTGGGGGCCAGTAGCTGGCTCATGCCCAAGGCGGGCGACAGCATGAACGCCAAGTGCGTCTTTAGGTGCGCGATGTGGTCCTGCTTGGGGAACGCCAGCACGGCGCGCCCCATAACCGCCTTGACGTTCTCCTGCACGGCGTCCTCTTCAACCGGCGTCACAGCCGGTTGAAGCAGCGACGCCCCGTCAGGAATTTTCAACGTAGCCAAGATGCGCTCTTCAACCTTCCGCAAGTCGTACAGTTGCGGCAGCAACGACGCCCGCTGCGCCACGGCCTGCACCTGCGCAAAGCGCTGCGCCTCACTAAAGATGTTCGGGTCGGAGACCGGCACGACGTCCATCGGCCCGTCAAAATCGCGTCGAGACGCAATCTCGGTCCCGATCTCGGCCACGACGTCCTCGTCGTCCAGATACATGCCGTTCAGGCGGTGCAGGATGCGCAACATCCGGCCCATGGCGGCGTGCAACCGGGCGTGGATGGCAGAGAATACCACCATGCCCTGCTCGATCTTGGCCAGTGTCGTGCCGACGGGTACGTTCTGGTTCCCGTCCGACATGCTGTCCATGGTCGTGCGGACGACGCCCTTACCGGCGTCGACCAAGAACCCAAGGAGCTGATACAGGACCGCCGACGGCTGGTTGAACGGCAGCGGCATGGCGATCTTGCGGATGTCGTCGACGTTCAGACCGCCCTCGATCTCCATCACCTGCGTCGGCTGGATGTCCAGCGACTGCCCGCCGCGCGAGCCGCCTTTCAGCTTGAGCATGGTCTGCGAGTTAGAAATATGCGCCGCATCCAGCAGCGCTCGCAGTGACCCGGTCGCGGCGGCAGAGATGCCGCCCAGCATGTGGATAATACCGATGGGATACGCGCCGCGCCACGGCACAAACGGAAACTCTACCAGCCACTGCAGCTCTTCGTGGCTCTCGTCGTCCTCGTCCCAGTTGCGATAGATTGCCAGCACCTGCGAGGACGACTTGTCTACCGTGATGATGTACGGCGCGGCCCCGACGTCGTCCTCGACCTCCGCCGTAGCGTAAATCTCGAACACCGTTCGCAGGCCGTCCTCGTTGTAGGACGTGCTGTCGCGCCCCTCGATCTTGTTATTCGCCTGCTCGGCGCTCGACCCTTCTGGTGCCTCGCCCGGCGACGTCAGGTCCACGTCACGGTACATGCCGCTCGCAACGCGCTCGGCGTAGTCCAGCGCCGTCAGGTACTGGACGTGGGTTCTGCGTTGCGCGGTGTAGAAGTTGGTCGCCGCATACGGCAGGTAGATGTCGTCTATCGCCACGAACAGGAAGTTGGGCCGATTGCGGCTCTCGTTCCACGTCACCTTCATGTACTGCGCGCCGCCCAGCGGCACCTGCGTCAGCAACTGCTCCAGCTCGGAGCGGAACTCCTGCGACTGCGTCGTCAGTTGCCAGTTCATGTAGTCGGTCTTGCGCATCGCCTTGGCGGCGCGCTCTTTCGTCAGCTCCCCAACGATCTTGCTCTTGACCGGCCCGTCCGCTGGGAACAGCTCCTTGATCGCCCGAGACGAGAAGTCCACGCAGACTTCCGTCAGCATCGGATGCACGACCCGCGACGCGCCTTGGAACTGCGCGCCGCCCGGCGCGTCGTCCCCTAGCCCCGTCCGGCGGATACCCTCCTCGTACTGCTCGTCGCGCTTCTTGCGCGCCTCGCGGTCGCGGCCAATCAGGTCCAGATAGGTCGACGCCAGCGCCTTCAGGTCGCTCTCGGGCAGCGTCTCGGCAAGATTAGCCAGAAACTCGCTGTCTGAGGCGCGCTCGTCGTCGTCCAGCGTGACTATCGCGCCGCCGTCTTCAGTGTCGATGACACCCGGCGTCTCTTCGTCGTCCATTTCGACGTATTCGCCTTCGGGCAGCTCTTCGTCTTCCATCAGGCGCACATCCTACGGAGCAAGGCGGGGTACAAGTTCTAACACTCGTCGTGTAAACGGGCAAATTCACGCCGCATAAGGATTAACGCGGGGCCGTCGCTCTTCGCGCTCGTCCTCTTGCGCCCCCTGTTTCGGCATCGGCGTATTATGCAGCAGGTTCTTGTCCATCATCAGCCGCATGGCCTGCGTGGTGCTGTCCACATAGTCGTCATGCCGGATGGACCCGCTCCCGGTGAACGAACAAAGCTGCGCCAGCACCGGCTCGATCCACGTTTTCGGTCTCCCGGCGTTTTTCTCGCTCTCCGGCAGCCACACCTGACCCCGCGCAAAGATGTGCGACACCATATGCAGCCGCGTCAGCTTGTCCGCCCGGCCCGGATTGTAGGCGTAGGCCGTAATGCCCTCACGATCCAGCATCTGCCGCAGCGAGATGCCGCTGCCCTTGTCCTCGATCAGCAAAACGTCCGGTTTGCGGCCACTCGCCGCCATTTTGACCGAGCCAACTAAGGGTTTTATGAGCGCATTGTCCTGATCGTCGCCATACGCGACGGTCAACTCCTTCTTGACCCTCTTCATCAGGTCCGGCAGGCCATACTGCTCCGCCCAGCAGTCCAGCAGCAGCACCTGCCGCTTGTCGTTGTGCCAAAATACGCCCCAGACCGTGCAGGCGGAGCTGTCCGCGTCATAGGTCCGCTTGTTCAGCGTCTTTTCGGTGAACGCCGTGTCCAGCGACATGATAATCCAGTCGAAGGACGGCAGGGCTTTGGCGCTCGGCCACAGCTTGAACCAATTTCGCGCAATAATGCCGCCCTCTTCCGCGTCGATTAGCTCGCCCATTAGCTCCTGACGCCCGAGTTGCGTGCCCTCGTACTGCGTCAACTGCTCAAAGAACGATTTTGGGAGGTGGTCCTTATTCTCGTAGGTCGAGCCGGTCGTAATGACCCGCCCGATCTTCTCGCTCACCAGTTTGCGCACCAAGTCCTTGGGCTTGGGCGTCGTCGTCCACACGACCTTTGGCAGCGGACCAAGGCGCAGGCCCATCATGGCCATGTCCCACGTCTCTTCGCCCTTCGTCCACGCCGCCAGCTCGTCGCCCCACAGCCGGGCGAACTGTGGCCCCCGCAGGCGCTCCGGCTCCTCGGCGCTAAACCCGCGAATAATGGCAGGCTTCCCGTTCTCGGTCAGGATCGTGATGATCAGGTTGGTCTTGTTGTAGTCCACCACCAGTTCCGGCGGCACGATGCTCAGCAGCCCTGCCGGTCCCTCGAAGCATGTGTGCCGCACGTCGTTCAGCGTTGGCGCAATGACCGCCGACGGGAACGCCAGCGGATCAAAGTAGGCATCGGAGGCCAGCCAATGCGCGCCGGTCAGGGTTTTGCCGAAGCCCCGTCCCGCGAGCAGGCCCCACTCCGTCCAGTCGCCGTCCGGCGGTTCCTGCTTTTCCCGAGCCGTAGCCGCCCACTCGATCTGCCACTTGATTGCCGCCACCTTCTCAAGGGGGAGCTTTCCGCTGGCAACAGCATCAAACAGCACGGCGCGCTGTTCCGGGGTCAGGCGTTTGAACGGCAGCATGCGATCCAGCGCATCCTTTTCGACGTAGGTGCCTCTGTAGTCGCGAGCGCCGTGCATTGCAACACGTTGCCGGTGTTGCTCGTGTTGCGCGAGGCTTTGTAAAACTTTGCAAGTACGCACCGAGCAGGGTGCATCTAGCTTTGAAATTTGCAAAAACTTGGGGTGTGGGCATGCCACAGTTACAGCCGGGGCGGCGGCGCGGGGGTAGGGTAGGGGCGCGCCTTGCCCTAAGCCTCCTGCCCTAAGCCTCAACTAGGGGTGTGGGCGTGCCACAGTTACAACCGGAGCGTAAGCCTCAACTAGGGGTGTGGGCGTGCCACAGTTACAACCGGAGCGTAAGCCTCAACTAGGGGTGTGGGCATGCCACAGTTACAACCGGAGCGGCGGTGCGGGAGTAGGGGCGCGCCTTGCCCTAAGCCCCTCGCCCAGCACCTGGCCCAGCACCTGGCCCAGGCCCTCGCCCAGGCCCTCGCCCAGCCCCGCGCCCAGCCCCTCGCCCAGCCGCTCGCCCAGCCCCTCGCCCAGCCC